CCTGGTCCTGCAACTTGTAAAGCATTAAGCGCTTGCTTAACTGCTTGAGGGTCCGAGAAAGGAACGATACCATTAGCCATAGCAAAAGCTCCTGCACTTACAAAGTTTCTTGCGTGAGTAAATGGAGATAAAATTGTTTTAGCCATTTGTGATGTAGCTTTAGGATATAGAATTAAGTTTTGATAAATTTGAGAAGTAAGACTTTTACCTGCAGCCATTTCATCAATAGGTTTTACAATACTATCTACTGTTCCTGCTAATGCATACTTTGTTTGTAGTGGGTTATGAATAGGAAGTTCCATATCTACTTCCCCCCTTAATAAAGGTTTACGTTCACCTTTTAATGGTTTTAAAGTTTGTTTGTAGTCAAGAAAAGGATCAAGCGGCTCTATACCTTTTATCCCTGCTTTAGTAGCTTGAACGGGAGTAACTGCTTTCCAATCTACATTTTCTATTCCACCAAACAATCTTGCTGCTTCATCTCTACTATTGGCAAACGTAGGAGTTTTACCTGCAGCTCTTAATTCATTAGAGGTATTTAAAAGATTATCGAAGTATTCATTACGTCTTACAATACCAGATAGTTTATTAGTACCATTTAAAATAGTTTGAAAAGCATCATTACCTTTACCAAACAAATCTTCTATAACTTGTTTTTGTACACCAGTCATTTCAGCTAACCTACTATCATTTACTTTTAATGCATCATCTGCTGCAGACTTTCCTAAAAAGAAATCAGGAACTTGAAAATAAGGATCTGATTTAGAGTTTAGTTTAAATCCTTCTTCAAGACCTGCAGAGTTATAAACTTTTAAAACTTCTTTCTGTGCTGCTGCATCAGATAATTCTTTTCCTACATTATCTCTATATAATTGTTTGAAAGATGCTTTAGCAGATTCCATTATTTGAGCAGTAGGTGTGTACATTTCACCTACTTTAGATTTTCTATTTTTAAATACATCGTATGTAGAGTCTAACCACGTAGTAACTTTATCTCCAAACAATGTTCTAAATTCTTGTGCTCCGTTTGCATCTAATCTTCTACCCATTGAAGAAAATAAATCACCCCAACCAGATCTCATTACTCCAAGATTTAATTTTATAGCTTCTATGTCGTTAGCTTTTGCTCCTAGTTTAGCTAACTGTTCTGTAAACTCATTCATAGCTTTAGTATTCATCGGACCAAATCTAACTTTTTCAATAAGCTGTCCACTAGCATCGGCAGTTGTGTCAATAATCGGATCTAGTTTATTTGCATTTCTTTCACTAGATAATAAAACTTTATTCATCTGTCGAAGAAGTGACTTACGTTGAGCATCTACAGTTTTGTCACCAATGGCTCTTTTAAAAAATGGAAACAGTTTACTTATCTGTCCATCTAATTCTCTTACAATTGTTTCAGTAACATTTTGATCAGAAGCTTCCACTCCTACTAATTTTCTTTCTTGTTGAAATGCTTCTTTAGTTTGTTTACCTCTAGATCTAAAAGGTTGAGAAACCCATTTGTCTAACCATTTATTAAATCTACCATTAACAACTTGTCCTGCATTGTCTGCGTTTCTTAATTTTTTAATTGCAACACCTGCACCTCCAATAGCTCCGGCAAACAAAGCACCTTCAGTTCCAAACTTTAATCTATTTAATAATTCTCTTCCAGGATCATAATCTGTACCTTCTAAACCTCTGTCTAGTTCTGTAAAACCACCTATTAAATCTCCAAATGTTCCTGCGTCTTCTGTATCAGCTACAAAAATACCTTCCGCAACACCAGCTCCTAGTGCTCCTGATCCGAATGTAATTGCTTTACCTGTCTTGGTAAGTTGAGGTGCTACTTTTGTAGCTAATTTTTTACCAATAACTTCAACAGCTTCTTTACCAGCTTTGGTTCCAAGGTTTACTAGTCTACCACTTTGCGATGCAACGATACCTGCTCGAGCTATACTGGATGCAGCTTTAGCTGCAAATCCACCTGGTACACCAATGTTAACAATTAGTTCCGTAATTCTACCAGCAGCTGTTGCTTCTGCCATTTCATCAAAAGGATTTATGTCTGCAAAATATTTTTCTACTTCTGCAGCTTTATCAGTGTCATTAAATAAATCATAAAACATTGCACCTGTAGATATGAAACCTTCAGGTATTTTAAAAAGACCAGAACCGATTCCAGCCATTGCTGATTTGAATGTGCTTATTTCGTTGTTTTCTTCTGCTGGTTGTAATTCAGTACCAGACTTAATTCCGTAATTTTTAGCGTAGTCAGCTGCTGATACCATTACTCCCTACCTTTAAATTTGTATAGTTTCTTCTTTTATTAATTCTCCACCATCAAATGTAATAATTTTTTTATTAGTTACATCAAGATAAGTTCCATCGTCTGTTTGTCCGGAATATGTACCTTTCCAATCTTTGTAATAAATAGGTCCAGTTGCATTTATTTCACTTATGCTCATTGGGTTTTTAGTGCCACTCATATCATTAGCTCTTGCACTAATTTGAGCTTCTAATGTAGCCGCATAATCATTTTTATTTAACCATAAAGAATATTCTGCACTATTTTTATCTAGTCCTGCTGCATACTCAATATCTTTTTGTGTAATACCTGGTGCGTATGTTTTTTGTTTATATGATTCTAAATCTCTCATTCTTTGATAAATAATTCTTTTTTCTGCAACATTTTCTGTAGTTTCTAATTGTAGTTTTAGTCGTTCCATTGCAGAGTTAATTGTTTTTTCTGATTGTAGATCTTTAAAGTCAAAACCTTTATCTTGCATTAATTCTTTAAATGCCATTTGAGTAGCAGCATCAAATCTTCCTTCTTCTCTATTAGCTGCAGCATCCTCTAATTTTTCTCTTCTTAAATCTCCTCTATCTTTTTCTTTTTCAGATCTGCTTGGTTTATCAATCATACGTCCAGCAGATTCTCCTAAAGCTTGTTTGATATCTTTTCCTTCACCAACAGTTCTTCTAAATATATCTAATCCAATATCAGACAGATCTTCAATTCTTGCTTTCTTTAATCTTCCAGCAGATCTTTCATCTGCTGCTGCTAATCTTTCAGCTAATCTTTCATCAGATCCAGCCTGCATTGCATCAAAGTAACTGTCTGCTAATTCTTTATAACCTACTGCACCGCCATCAACTGTTTCTTCTCCTTCCATTTCTGTAACACCTACTGGTATTTCAAAATCAGATTCAGATGCATCTTTTCCACCACCTTTGCCTTCATATGGATCAGCTCTTTGTTTATCTAAAACTTTTTTCATTTCAGAATAATCTTTATTCATTATTGCTTCTTCTCTGTTAGAAGATACGGCATTATCTATGTAAGATTTTTTTCTTTGTTCGTTTCTTAAATCAACTTCTGCAGGTGTCATATAAGCTTCTTCATATTCATCTTCAGAAGATATTTGAGGAATTAATTCATTAGATAGTTTAGTTGCTTCAGGCATTACATCTCTATCATAAATTCTTTTAAAATCTTTTTGATTACCAAAGAATGGTGAATCTTTGTCTTCAAATTCAGTACCTGCCATATAATCTATAAATTTATTACCACCTTTTTCTAAAGGTGATTGTATGTAGTTCATATATAAATCTTTTAATGTGCTATTTAATTGAGCAGTGTCTTTACCAAACCCTGACATAAATACTTTCTTTTCAGCCATTTTTTTAATATCGGCACCTGTAATTCCTCCATCAGGTACTGCTGAATATCCTGCTGGATAAATAGGTCCACCTACTTGATAGCCAACTCTACCGCCGTCCGCGAGTCCCGTAGCAATACCGTTTCCATAACTAGAAACTGGTCCGCCTCTAAACATTGGTCTTCTTAAAATTTTACTCATTAGCCGAATAATCCTAACTTACCACCAATACCTGCGATACCTGCGGCACCTCCTAGGAATTGTGACATAGGACTAGCCGGAGCTGCTGGTGGTGCATAACCTACAGTTTGTGTAGCAAATGCTCCTGGTTGAATTTGTGCAAGTTGTTGACCAATCAATCCTAATTGTGTGAATGGTTGGAACTCTGCTTCTCTTGCTGCAATCTGTGTTGCATCTAGTCCAGCTTGTTCTACAGCTTGTTGTTGTTGACCTAATGCAGATTGATATTGACCAAGACCTTGTCTTGCAGTTAAGTCTTGCGCTGCTGCCGCTTGTGCTTGTTGAAATCCTTGATTTAATAATTGTGCTTGTAGTTGTGCTCTGTTCATTGCAGCACCTTTTGCAGATTCTGCAGCCATAACACCTTCACGACCACCACCGTATGCACCAGCTCTAATAGCTGCGTCTCTCATTCCTGTATTTTGAATAGCTTGGTTTCTGTCAAATTCTGTTAATGTTGCATCAATCACCTGTTGTTGGTAAGGTGACATAAACTGTTGGTAAGCTTGTGGTCCTGTTAATGAATCAAGTCCTGCTGCTCTTGTTACTACATCTTTTTGTAATTGTGTTTGTTGTGCAACCTTTGGATCATAAACTGATGTATCAATACCAGAAAAACCTGTAGGGACTGCGCCTTTACCTAATTTATCTATTTCATTTAAAAAGGCTGTAAGTGAGCCTGTAAGTATCGGTGCTGGTTTGTTTATTGTTATTGTTTCAGCCATTATGCTCTTGCCTCTAATTTATTCATTACATCATACATTCTCTTTGCACCTTTGTTAACACTGCCACCACCTGCTGCTCTTACAGCATCGGCTGTCATTACAAATTCATTTTTAGAAAGTCTTGCAGGAACGTCGTCTGCTCTTTCTTTTTTACCTATTGGCACGAAGCCACCTTTTCTTAAATCCATTTCTTTACCACCAAGATTCATTAGGCCACCATCTTTAGCACCCATAACTACTTTTTCTTTAATCTCTTCTTGCATCTTCACGTCACCCGGACCTTTGTAATCATATCTTTCTTTATAAAAAAGTTTTAATTCTTCTAGACTATTAGGTTTTCTTTTAAATTGTATTTCAAATTCTTCTGCTAAATCTGCAATAGGTACATCCATATCATTTAACATAGACGCAAACTGTGCTGCTTCTTTCATTTCTTGATTGTCTATTTGATCAACTGCTGCACCAATACCACCAAATCTTAAACCTACTCTACCACCTTTTTTCATATTTAAAAATTGTACAGGAACCTCTCTATCTTCGTCGTATTCAGCAGGCTCTACAATAATAGGAATATCTTTTGATTTAATTTTAAAACCTTCTTCAGTTTCTTCAATTTGATCTTCATCAATAGATGCTGGTTCTGCGATAACCATTTCTTTCATTTCTTCTAAAAGATCTATATCTCCTCCACCATATTTAAATCCTACTCTACCACCAGTCTTGTATCCTGCTGCTTCTATTGCACTTAAAATTTCTTCTTCGCTTGCACCATATGCTTCCATAGATTTTCTAATCGCGGCTCTGTATGCATCGTCCGTGTATCCACCCTCACTATCTTCAGACATCATATCATCGTATGCGTCTTGATCTCTTTTAGCTTGTGCATACATATTATCCATAGTTCCTTGTGCTGCTGGTATTCCGTATTTTTTTAAACCAGGTGCTTGCATAAAGTCAGAACCTTGACCTAAATAATCTATTCCAACATTGGTTGCTTTATCTAAAAAACTAGATGGTTGTAAATTAGCTGCAGATTCACCATAAGAAAGCATTTCATTAGCGCTTGTAGGTCTAAATCTTTCTAAACCAGATTTAAATCCTGGTGCAGTCATAGCACCTGACAACGCTCCGAGTCCCGCTGATAATAAATTAATATCACCTTCATTACCTTCTTGTGCGAGCTGTGAACCAATATTTAAACCACCAGATAGTAAAGCTCTTTGCATAATACCACTTCCCATCATAGCTGAAGTAGGACCAAACATAGGTGCAAACGCAGCAAGGTATGGTAATGCTGGTTTGATTTCATTAGGTATTACTTTATCTAATACCTTTGATACTGGTTTGAATATTTTTTTTAAAAATCCCATAGTTTCTCTTTATATTATACGATGAAAGCAAGTTCGCAAAGCTTGTAAAAATGCGAGTGTATCACAATTTACTAGGTTTTTGTACATTCGTCAACGTCCTTAAAATATATTAGTTTTGTTACCTAGTGGTATGCTTTGTACCTTAATATGAACACTTCTAGATATATCTTCTTCTTTAGTGTCTGTATTAGGATCATCTATGTCTTGTCTTGCTTCTTCGTCTGACCCATATTCTTGACCTGTTTTAAGGTGTTTTACAGTTACCTCTACTCTAGGTTTATATACCGTTACCTCAACACCATCTATGGTTTGTTTTTCAAACGATTCTTCTTGTTCTACAAATGACATTATCTGTCCTCCCTGTTGATTTCTAATATTGATGCTACCACATGCAATCTATTTGCATCTGCAGCAGTTACTTGTAATACTTCACTTTCTTGCATAATCAAAGGCTCATTTAATAATTGTTCTGTTGCATTACCCGCTATAGTTTTACTTTTAAATATAGTAAATTTATCAGCTGATGCTGGATCTCCATTAAATAAATCTACTGTAATATTACTACCATTGTTTGTGTCATCACAAACTAACATAGATTTTATAATAGCTCTAGAGTTTGAAGGTACGGCATACAAAGTTGTAACTGTATTTGTTGTTAAATCTAATTTTTGGTTTTTATATATATTTGCCATTTATCCTAATCCGAACCACGTATATCTTTCCGAGTCCTCTTTAAGTTGTGTTAAGTATGTAGAGTTCAATTGTTCAATAATATTAGTTAGTGCTTTGTTAATTTGTCTTTGGTTATCTTCACTATATTCTTTTTTAGGTTCTGGTAATCTTACTACTACTTTTGTCATTATCCTCTTCTTCCATCTGGTTGTAGATCAACTTGAAATGTACCAAATCTCCACGATTCACCGGCTCCTGTATTTTCTATTTTAATACTTGCATAACGTCCTCTTGCACGAGTGTCAACTTTTGTTGTACTTGATGTAATAGTAAAAGGACTTAATGTACTTGCAGATGAATTATCTGCAGGAAAATCTTTTACTGCTATTGTCACTTGGTTATTACCTAACAAAGTTTTAAAATTTGGTAAAAATCTTCTCATGGCTAGAAATACTTCACTTTGATCTTTTTGTAAAGAAAAGCTAAAAGATTCTATAAAAGATGTTAAAGTAGTAGTGCTTCCATCTGGATTTACTTGATCGGTCCCCGACTCGTGTTCAAACAATACACTTCTACCTAAACCTGTTTCACCTATGATTGCAGGAAAAGAACCTGTAGCTGAACTGCTGTATGCTGTAGCGTATGGTTTAGGATATACTAGTGAATCAATCCAAGTTGTTCTAATTGAATTAGTATTTGTACCTGTATACCAATTACCCATAGGTAATTGTGCATTGTTTTGTCCGTAGTTATAAACTACATATCTATTATTAAAATCAGATCCTGCTGTTGGATACCACCAAGTTACTTCTGTAAATAGGTTATTGATACCGGCACAAACTTGTTGGCCTTTTGTTGTATCAACATCATCATAAATATAATCTTCAACACTACAAGGTAAAGTATTTACTGTACCATCAAAAGAGAAGAAACCATTATTACCCATCCAGTATGCAACACCATCAATTTCAATTGCTGCATTCTTACCAATCAATCCACAGTTAGTACCAACTTGCTCGAAGCCAAATGTAAATGGAGCTCCAACAAATTTCATTGTATATAGTGCATTGTCTGTCCATACTAGAATGTTTTCTTTTGCAACCAAGGCTCCAACAATTTTTGTACCGTCTTGTATTCTTTGTGTACCTGCTGTGTTAGTTGCTTCTGGTGTATAATTATTTATATTCTCATCTTCAGAAAATCTTATAAACATATCATCTTGTGTCGAAGGAGTTCCAATAGTTGTTTCAGTTCCAAGATGAATTAAGTGACGTGTTGTTGGTGAAATTAATGTAACTCTTGTTGCCGTTGGATTATTAGTGGTTTGAAATCCTGATGTGGTTGTTGAAGCTCTTGTTGTTAATCGTGCTGCAATAGAAGAGTCCCAGGTAAAAGTTTTACCATTAGCAATTGTTGCAACTAATACATCACCAAAATTACTTAACGACCAAAGTCCTGGTTCAAGAGTAACGGTAGCTGCATCCACTGCATCTCCCCATCCTGAAAATTCTGTAGCATTTGTAACTGTTGCTGCTGTTGAGTGAGCTTGACCATTTGATGTACCAGTAGTTGCTGTACCTTTCGCACCTCTAGTAATACCTAAAAATTGTGTAGAATTTTTAGATGTGTATGTAATTAATTCGTTAGCTATTGCAATAGTTCCTGCCGAAGGAAAGTTTGTTGTGCTGACAACTGTAACCGCGGTCCCCGATCCACCTGTACCTGCAGTATCTGCAAGAAGTGCACCATTCAAAGCTGTAGTTTGTGCACCTTGAACTGTACCACCATATTGACTAATACCAAAACCATAACCATAAGTTTGTGCAGCTGGACCAACTCTTTCATAAGGTTTTATATCTACACTACCACCAGAAGCTGCAGAACCAGAACTTGTAAAAGTTATAGTAAAAGTGTTTGCTGTAGGAGTTGTTACAACTTGAAATAATTTATCTTCAAAGTCAGATGCACTTAATCCTGTACCACCAGGTAAAGTTACACTATCAAATAAAACAATGTCACCATCTTCTAAATTGTGAGCGGCAGATGTTGTAATTGTAATAGTTGTAGAACCATTGAAAGTAAATGTAGCTGCTGAAATAGTAGTTGCTAAAGGAGTTACATCAAAAAATTGACCTTCAAAATATACAATTAAAAATTTATCTGTACCAATTGCAACATACCTATTACCATCTTGGTCAACGAATGCGTGTTGTTTTCTAGCTACACCTACTAAAGTATCTGTAAGTAATGACTGCCAACCACCTACTTTTTCTGGTAAGCCATATCTAAATCTAACATTATCTGAATCAACCCAACGACCTTCTGCTCCAACTGCTGTATCTTGTTTGTCAATTCCAGGAGCAAACTTAATTTTCGTAAGCATCTGTTACTCCTATGTAGTTTGGTTGTATACGTATTGCCAACCTTTGGTTGCGTTAGTGTAGTAAAGTTTAATCGATTGATTATTAGTGCTTAAAGTTAAATTAGAAGCAGCACCTCTAATAGGTTGACTGTTTCTATTTACTGTTACGTTGTTAGAACCAAATCCCCCAGAAGCTGAAGAATCCATAATAGTAACTACATCGCCAGCGCTAGGTGAGGCAGGTAGTGTAATTGTAACAGGATTGGTTTGTGTATCTATTAATAATACATCACCACTTACAGCAGTATAAGCTGTGATAGAAGATGAATTAATTGCTAAATGTCCTTCTTGTCTTAAGGCTAAAACTGTATTTGTACCGTCTGATCTTACTATTAATGTTGATCCTACAGGTACTGGAACCGGACTCGATGATCCAGCTGTTTTAATATTTAATGTGTATTTATTTGCTGTAGTTCTATCTGTTGCGTCTTCTATAATATAAACTCTAGTTGCAGCACCGCCTGTTGTAGAGGCAGGTATGATTAAACTATTATTACCAGCCATTGTGCCAGTAAGTTTTAAATATATATTCTTACCATTCGCGGTCGCCGATCCGTCAGCTAAACTTAATGTAACATCGGCCCCCGATGTCATAGGTACTTCTACATAACCGGATGCTGCAGCTTGTAATATTTGTAAATTAGTATTAGTGATTGCACCCCATAGACCAGCTTTTTCACCGGTTGCTACTAGTTCTAATGATAAATCTGTTGAATAAGTTGATGCCATATTAATAAGGTTTTATTGGTGTCCACACCATTGTTGCTCCTGGTATAATTTCATTCCAAGTTATAACTCCTGCGTTTCCTGTTGCTAGTGTTAATGGAACTTTAAGGTTCGTTACATTAGCTGTACCTGTTATTGTAACAGTTCCAGTTCTAATAGTCAATGCGTTCTTAACTGCTGTTACATTAGCTGTACCTGAAACAGTAACATTTCCAGTGCCTAAAACTAAAGGAACTTTTAATCCTGTAATATTAGTTGTTCCAGAAAGAGTAACAGTTCCAGTACCTAATACTAAATCAGTGGGATCTGGGTCTTCTGTAATTGCAGTTGCTGCAATATTAATTGGTCCTATAGTTGCAGTTAATCTATTTTTTTGAACTATTACTGTAACGTTACCATCAGTAGTTAATGATGATATGGGTGTTTCGGCAAATGAAGCTGTTCCGAAGAGCATGACCTACACTCCTGGTTTAGTTGGCCATGTGACTGAATTAACGTCTTCGACTGTAGTTAAACCATTTGTTATATCTCTTAAAGATTGTCTATAAGTTCTCATGTCATCAGATAAAGTTTGATCTGATAAAGCATAATGATCTGTGTCAGATAGTAATTTATTTCTTTTGGCTCTTAAATCTTCCATAGCCATATCAAAAGCAGTTGGCATTTGTGCTTCTATGTCAGCTTTAGGAATAGGTGTTGTTCCATTTAACCATTGAATACTATCAATATCATTGTCTTGATATGTAAATTCTGCGTTAGAATTAATTTTAAATATTGCTTTATCTATCATCCTGCTATCTCCATTGCGTAGATATTGCTTTTTAGTGGTACATTAAAAGGAACAGCAGCAGCACCTTCTGTTGCTACTTGAACTTTATAAGTTATTTGTGATGTTGTGTTTGGACTATCTATATATGAAAAATGATTTGGAAAATAGTGCTGACCATCTGGAGATTGAATATAAACCTCATAAGTATTTCCTGATCCATAAATAGCTGTTGAATCTCTTAAAAATTTCATACCATAACCTCTATTTCCAAGATTTATATTTAATTCAGATTCTAAATTTGCAAATAAAAAAATTTTACTTGATGTTGCTGATGGAGTTATATTTAAAGTTACACCTGTTAAATCAATATATGATGATGAACTTACTGTTTGACCAGAACTTGTTTCAACGAAACTGGAAACTTGTAAAATCTTACCAGTAGGAATAGCTGCTGGTAAAGCAGTTACTGCTCCTAAAGATGCGTTAGCAATATTACCTTGTGGTATAGTGCCTGTTATTGCATTCGCTCCGCCTAGTCTAGTTATCGCCATAATTTATCCTATCAACGCTTTAATTTCTGCGTCGTCCAATCCTAAATCTTTTAGCTTCTGTTTACCAGAGGCTTTTTTATTTATTGCTGCTT